ATCAAAATCAGATGTAAGTGGAATTTTTACTTTAAAAGTATGACCACCCAATTCAAAAGAACGAATGCGGATAGTATCTTTATTAAATGACTTACCTAAAGCAGTTGCGAAATTACTCATTATTAACCCCTAGATTGTTTTGCCTTGTATTGTTCTAATCGACTGCCTAATGTTTGACCTAGCATACTTGCGGCTGTAGCCCCTTGCGATTCTAAAGCTGGTCGCATGTAAGGTTGTGCCGCCATAGCATGGTTTCCAAATTCTACTCCAAACTCTTGTACATTAGCTCTAGCATCTGACTTGATACCTACTTGCTTTATTACCCATTCTTTCTTGCCTTTGTGTAATACTAGATTGTGTTGTAAGTTTACAAATTTATATCTAGCAAGAACATTTCCTGGAGCCGTGGTAACTGTTCCAATCATAGTATCCGTTTCAAGGACATACCTTGATCTATGATCTCTATTATTAGGTCGCCTAGCTTCAATTCTTAGAGATTCAGATAATGCCCCAGTATGTTTAGGAGCAAGAGATTTAGCCATCATTAAAACTGGCACCATAGCATCTTTTACTGCATTTTTTAAGATTGCATTAGCATCTTTAGCACTAAAATCATCATGGATTTGTTTCATAAGTTCTTCAAATTCTTGAAAACCTTGTACTTTGAAACTAATGCTAGACTGTGCCATTTTCTACCTTAATCATTTTATGATAGATAGCATTATTTAATTTATTGACATATTCAACAATTTCTTCTGGTGACATAGTATCTGCATGATTTTTTGCAATTTCATACACAGTATGAATACCAGCAAGCCTTTGTTGTGGAAAGCCAAACCAGTTCTTATTACCAGAACCAGCTTGGCTTAATAGATAACTTAGTAAGTCTGTGTTATTTTGTATTGTAGTCATCTTATTAAGTATTATTAGACCAACCGTATTGATTTCCTCTAGGGTGAATAGAGAATGTGCAAGTAGCTTCTTTTCCTGGAGCCGCATCAATCGTAAATTCTGATACACGACCAGTAAAAGCATAAGCCACTGTATTTTCTCCACTTACAGCCGCTACAACATAAGTGCGATCAATAATTCCGCTATACGCATCGGCACGCATTAACAATAAACCAGCATCGCTAGGGTTCCACGGAGCTACAATAGTCATTGAAGTAGGTTTGCTTTGTGTAGGGATTTGATCTGATTGACGGCTACCAGCAACCATGAAAGAAGCAGAAGCATCATCTTGACCAAACTTAGGGATTGCTTCTACATTTAACTGTTCACCAGAAGTTCCAATACCATTAGCTACTGTGCCAACAATATCAGCCACTTCAGCAGTCCATGTAGAAAGCTGTGCAAGTGTTAAAGCAGTTGGCGAAGATCCAGTTTGACACCATAACGATGCCGAAAAGCCAGGAAGGATTTGATTAGGGAGAGACATTTTTTAATTCCTTTAATTGAAGTTAAGTTAATTCTATCTTATTAAGCTGGAATGTCTAAGGTGCAATCCATAATTACATGTTGCAATCCTACCGTATTATCATAAGTCTTGTAAAGCACATCTACATCGGCTTTTGATATTTGGAAGCCATAAGTAGGTCCACCATACAATCCACTGTAACCATGAAGAGATTGTAATATAGTGTTGGTTATATTCCAAGCATCGCTTGATTTAGCCGTAAAAACATTAATCTGAATAACTGGTCTATCAATGCCTTTTACCGATTTATTTGAACCAGTATAAACAGGCTGATGGATATTCCTAAGTATCCAAGTTAAAAACATAGGCTCATTAGCCCAATTTCTATTGAAATCTTCATAAACTGGTATTGAACCCCCCACAATACTTTGCAGTTGATATTGTGTAGCTTGTGCATATATAGCTGGATTGTTTTGTGTTGTCATACTGGTGTTGTAGGATCATTTCTGTAACACATAAAGATAACATTCATACGATCATTGGTTTCTAAACAGTCAGTAATTCTCCAATCATTACCTCTCCAAGTAATACTATAAAGATTTTGATAATCCACAATTCTTCTAGTATTAGGAGTGTAATTAACCGTGAAGGTAGTTAAATCAGTATAAACACGCTCATCTTTGGTAATTTGGACCCCATTACGAACATCTTTTACACGACCTCTAGTATCAAACCATTTAGTAATAGTCGTAGTGTAATCACCAAAGGAGTCTGTTCCAAAGGTTAAATTATTAATCGTAAAGTTTTCATACCGTGCGATTGTCATCACATCACCAAAGGTTTATAAGCTCTAAGAAGTTGATCAACTCCAAAAGGAATATTATTTAATGCCCCTTGAAAACTATTGCTACGATTATTGTATAGGTGAGTTAAAAGCAATAAAGCCGCTTGTTTAATAACAGGATACTGAGCTATAGGACTTGCATTAGTTGTATAAGTAACAATTACAGGGTTAGTCATCCATTCGCTAATATCATTAGGAATACTACTTACTAATACTTTATTACCAGTAGGGTCATAAAAATAAAGACTTTTATCTAATACTGTAAGAACTGGTGGATTACCGCCAGTATAGTAAGACACGGAATTAATAATAACTCCAGCAGTATTTTGATTAGCTTGGCTAACTTCTGGCAAATCAAAGGCAGATTGAGTACCTGTCATGCCATTTGTAGCTCCGTAGTAAACCTTCCAAGTGATAGGAAATATCGACATACCAAGATAGTCCTCTATAGCAAACCTAGTCGCTAATTCAAGGCTTTGAAGATAAGTATCTTGGCTTTCATCTTGAAATAAATTTAGCTGTTGGGTAATCTCATCAAGAGTGAGCCATTCAGTCTGTAAATCACGGCTGACTTGCTCAATCTTTTCGTAGCTAAACGGATTTCTAGTAGTCCCTAAATAAGGACCATTTGTTAGGCTATCTAATGGCATAAACTACCTTAACTGTGAGTCAAACGAACACCAGCAAATACATCACGAATTGTGCTAACTACACGCTTTTCACAGAAAAGTGTAATGAAGCCAGGATTTGTTTGTTCAAATGCTTTAATACTCATTAGCTCATTATCAGCAATAGTTACAAATTGACTCCATGCGGCAAAGTAAACTGGATAATTACCAGCACCAGCTAATTGCATATATGGATTAACAATGACTGGTTTACCAAAAATATAAATAACTGCACCACCATCATCATCGCCTACCTCTAGGAAATAAGGAACTCCTGAAGTAGTAGTAACCAATTCACGAATAGTTTTAATCGTAGTTGGGTGCATCATCCATGCACAAGTCATATCTGCTAAATACTGTGATGGTAAAGCGGCATAAAGGTTAGCTAAATCGTTATATACAATAGCTCCAGCACTAGCCTGAGTAATACCTAAAACTGTATGACGACCATTAGTAATTGCTGAACCATTTGAGCCAAAAGCGGCGGCAGATGTAGAACTAGGATAGCTATTCAAACCACGCAAACCTTGTGTAGCACCATAGTTATAAGTTGTAGAACCAGCTTGGTCGTTGTTATACATCATTGAAAGTGCTTCTTGTTGAGCAAATTCCAACATAATATCGCCAACAATAGCTTCATTAATATTATTAATATCGCCCATTACCGCAGTTCTTACAGGAACTACAGCATTTAAATCACGGACTGGCAACTGCCAATAAGTAGTAGCAATACCAGTGCTACCATTAACATTATTGTTATTGATAGGGTATCCCCACGGATTGAAAGTGCCACCTTGTAAAACATTAGTGACATTTCCTGTTTTGGCTACAAAAGCCTCATCTGAACCAATAGTTTGAATAACTCTTGCTCCAGCATTACGAATAGGATTGTTTTGACGAAGTGCGGCAAACGCATCATCATAAATTACACGACCACCAACTCCAGAACCAGAGCCAGTAAGTTGTGATGCTTCATTTAGGTTTACTGTAGCCTCACCCTTTTTAAGGGCTTTTTGGACTGCTTCAAGAATTAGATTAGCCATTTTATTTCCAAATTAAATATTAAAAGAGGGGGAGTTTCCTCCCCCATCTTATTAGGTTGCTGTACCAGTAGAACGATAACGAATAGCTGAGAAAGGGTCAACCACGGAAGTTGCCAACCGTTTTTCTCCGAAGAAAGTTATGAAACCTGGGAGGGTTTGATCATATCTACGCAATACCATGTTCAAACGATCCACGATTGTGTGGAAGCGTGACCATTGACCAAAATACATAGGATACAAGCTAGTTGTTCCAGCATCGCCAGTTGTTGATTGATAAGGAGTATCAAGATACTTATTAACTACAACATCAAATCCAGCAATTTGACCAACAATACCATCAGTAATCAATGGAGTCATACGATCAAAAATTGGAGTGCCATTAGAATCTTTTAAGCCACGAATCTGTGCAAGCATGAATGGATTAACGATAATCTTAGCATCTGGAGTCCAGTATTCTTGTGGCAAGCTATGCAAGAATGTAATTACATCATCAAATGTGGTGTTATTAGCATTAACTGTATTTGCATTGGTTGTAAGCTGGTCATAAGTAGCAATAGTAGCTAAACCATCGGTAGATGCTGTTCCACTAGAGCCAAAAGCGGCAGTAGAAGTAGAGCCACCAGCATAGCCAGATTTACCATTAGCGTATTGATTTAAACCACGAATACCATTTGAACCACCAGTAGCATTACCTGTTGGAGATGATTGGTCGTCATTTTGAATCATGGCAATACCTTCTTGCTGACTAAATTCCAAAAGCATATCATCCACAACATTGGACTCTAAGCCATCGATATCATCAAGTGCGGCTGTACGGATTGGGAACTGGACATTAATATCTTGCAAAACTAATTGCCAAATATTTGTGTTTTCAGTAGTAGGTGCACCGTTGTTTTGGATTGCATAACCCCATTGAGCACCAGCATTTCCTGTCTTAGCACGGAACTGGTAAACAGAACCATCAGTAGTTACATTGCGTGAAACTCCACGGAGTGGATTCATCAAACGCATTTTGTGGAATACAGGATCGTAGGCTGTACGACCACCGACATTGTAACCGCCACCGTAACCAGCTGGATTACCGATTTGTGAGCCATCTTCTTTTAAGTAGGCTTGATATTGTGATTCATCTTCAAACATGACGAATTCTTTTTCAAGACGACCTTTTTTAACCATCTTCTTCAACTGCTCAGTAACTAGACGATTAACATCTTGCTTTACTGATTTAGCTGGAGAACGCATGATTTCAGGAGCTTGCACTTGTGAAATTTTGGTTTCTAAAGCAATAACCTTTTCAGAGAATTCCGCTTTAGCGGCTTCAACTGCGGCAACTGCTTCCTCTTTTACTGCTTGGATTTTGGCTTCGTTAGATACTTCAATAGCATCTAGCTTTTCCGTAATTTGCTCAATCATAATAATTCCTTTATTTGATGCGTTTAGATAATGCTTTCTTAATCTCTCTCAGCTCTAGAGCTTTAAGGATTTCGTCAGCTTCATTTACCACCGCTTCCAATTCACTTGGTTGTGGGGTTTCTTTAATAATCTTCTTGGTAGCATCACGCAACTCTAGAATTTTTTTAAAGACGGAAG